TCTGATTTCTCAGCGCCTGACCGGCAAGCAGGCGCAGTTCCCGGTAAGCCTGACGGCCCGGAATGCCAAAGAAGCGGAACTGCTGAACGCGATGAAGTGACGCCCACGCCCCGACGTTCTCTGCGCTGTCACGCAGTGATTTACCTGTTTCTGCACTGATTTCATCAGCCAGGCCACGGCCATCAATATTTTTACTGACGTATTTAGCGATATAACTGGTCGGTGAACCTTTGCGCGGGTTGATTAGTTCAGCTTTAAAGCGTGGCCCGGTATTGTTGCCAAGCTCTTCGCGATCTTCGCGAATGGCAAATTTCCGCAGCAGTGCGGTGACTGAACGGCGCTCCTTTTTGCGCATAAAGCACATCATGATGCCAGTGTACGGTGCCATCATGATGTGGCTCTGCGACTCGCACGCCATACCAGCGCATCCCGGCTTTATGCATGGCCTTTCGGAAGGCAGCAAAGGTATCAACCAGATAATCACTGCTCTGGCGAACGGTGGCCGTGGTCCACTTCGGATTGGGCCTGCCGTTGTTAAGCGTTGCGTGGAAACGCGACGGACAGGTGATGGTGTAAAACACTGCGCAGTCCCCACGCATATCCGCGATAAGCTCCAGCCCCTTAACGCAGGCCATCATTTCATTGCGGCGGTGAGCCGGATTGCTGCTACTGGCATTCACCACGTCTTCCATATCCAGCGTATCGCCTTCATTGCTGACCAGCTCATGTGAGCGGAAGAACTCCAGAGACTTCCTGCGCTGCTCACGCTTATGGATCACCGCTTCAAAGCTGACGTAGGGGGACGCTTTTTTGTTGACCAGGCAGACAGCACGCAGTTGCTCTTCACGCCATTCACAACGCAGCTGCCATAAATTGCGATACCACCAGTCCGCGCAGAGCATACGGGCCAGCGATGGAGGGATCAGATCATAGGGCACGGGCTTGCGGCGGCGCTTTTTGCGGCGCAGCTGCTCAAAGGCCGGGGGGATAACGTCCAGACGCATCGCTTCTGCCGCAACAGCTTCCCATGCCTGGCGGACCTGCTCCGGCGTCACGTCGTCACTGACGAACAGATGGCCGCTGGCTTTATCAAGACACATGCTCATGTGCGCAGCGACCAGCGTAGATAAACGCTTGACCTGATTCTGGTTCATTTCAGGCAACGCCAGCAGGCCGTCAAGCCCGTCATGACCGGCCATAAAACGGAAGGAGGCTGAAATCTGGCTTTCACGCACGCGAGCCAGCCTCTCAAGGCAGGGGCGGATAGTTTCGCGCAGGTAGCGGGAATAAGCCTGCGGCCTGCCGAGATTGTGGAAAAACTTAACGCGCTCCATGAGTGGCTTGCTGATGTGCGAAGGCTGGGCGCTGACATCGGCCACGATAACCAGATCGGGATTGTGTTGCTGCTGTTCGCGGGCCATTTTTGCCCGGCTGACAATTCTGTCCTGCACAATTTCACGCTGGACAGGATCGCGGGACTCATTGAAAAAGTAGCGGTCCCAAACCTCATCACTCATTGCCTCACGGCGCAGCTGCTCCTGCTCGTTATCTGCAGCATAAAGACTAATCAGGTTTGAAAGCGCGGACACCGGCGCAACGTCCGCCGGGTCCAGCTGTGGATTGATTGCTTTTTTTGGCGCGTTCCACGGGTAAGCGTACATCTTGCTCACTCACAAACCCCCAGATACACGCTGCTGCAAACGGACTTGTTGTCCATAGCGGCCAGCATGTCGAACTGACGTCCGCCACGCGTTGTCAGCGCCCAGTCCCGGTAGGTTTCAATACCGTGCGAGGCGAGAGTTACTTTGCTGCCGTTTGTTTCTGCTTTTACCGGATCCATGCCTGAATGAAAAAATGCTGCGTTCCCGCGACGCGAACACAGGGCAACAATCCGCTCCCACTCAGCAACGCGGCTGATCTCTTCTGGCCAGCGGGTGAAAATCTCCGCCAGTTCGGCTTTATTAACGTTAACGCATGGCATGCAACCAACACGACTGCACCCCTGCTGATAAAGCGGGTTTGGCTTGATGCCGTGACGCCGGGCCAGTGCAAACACGTCATCATGTGTCCAGTCGAGAATCGGGCGGTAAAGCGACAGACTCGGACCGAGGTCGAATCCTTCCTCCCATTCAGCCAGTGCGGCCCGGCTTGCTGATTCCTGGGCACGAACTCCCTGCCACGTGATAACGTGATTACCTTCAGCAATGAGCCGGTCAACTACCTGCTCCTGCATGGGGATCTGTTTAAGCTCGAAAGAGCAGAACTTGCGCTGGCTTGAAGGGAATGTGCCTTTCCAGATACATAAATCAAGAAAAGGGATGCCGGTAGGCTTCAGAGCATTCAGCGCACGGCGCACTGTCTGCGCAGCCTCTTCCTCTGTAAATCCCAAATCCCTCACCAGAGAGACAGGCCATTTATCTTTTACGAACGTTCTCTTGTCAGCGATACGCTGTGAGAAGTCAGCCCTGACACGACGCAGCGGACCGAGTTTGGTTTCAAGATAATCAAGATATTCGACAGTTTCTGGGTGCTCGTGACCTGTATCAGCGTGCGCAGCCTGAAACTCGACGCCGGATTCAATAGCGAGCAGCCAGTCTGCGAGGCTGTCTTTCCCTCCCGAAACGGTGACAAGGTTCATCATGCCTGGTGCGAAGCAACGAGCATCGATCATGGCTTCACCTCTGTTTCAGGGGAGTAATCCGTTCCCGTCGCCATATCAAAGCCCATCCAGACCGGTGACGGTTTTGGACGGCGCACCGCGATAATTTCCGATGCGCGCTTGCCTTCACCGGCAGTCACGCCAACAGAGCGGGATACAGTGATTTTGGTAATGTCAAAAGCGCGCAGAATGCTGCGCGTGTAGAGGGTGTCGCTGTTTGAAACCACGACCGGGCAGCACTCTGACGCGCCCAGCAACATGCTCACCAAATCGTGATGCTCATCCTTTCCAAATCCGGCGGTGTGGTAGCCCGAAAAAGTACCGTCATACGGCGGATCGCAGTACACAACATCCCCGGTTTTAACGAGGCGCAGTGTTTCTCGGAAGTCGGTACAGATGAACGTTGCGCGCTGTGCTTTCGCCGCAAAACTCTCGATCTCAGCCAGCGGAAAATACGGCTCTGAGTAATTACCGAAAGGTATATTGAACTCACCGCGGCGGTTGTAGCGGCAAAGGCCACGGTAGCCGTGACGGTTCAGATAGAGAAAGTGTGCGGCACGCTCCAGCAAAGGCAGCGCAGGGTTATGATTGAACGTCTCACGGACAGCGTAATAACTTTCGCCGGTGGTGTTCTGAATGAACAGGCTGGCCGCCGCGATGATAAACGGGCGGGTGTGCTCTTTAATCTGCCGGTACAGGTTAATCAGGTCTGGGTTTATATCCGCAACCAGATAGGCCCGGTAATCAGTGTTCATCATTACTGCGCAGGAACCGGCAAAGGGTTCGACCAGGCGATCACCTTCTGGCAAATGTGCCAGCAGCTCCGGCATTACGCGGGACTTATTGCCCGCCCACTTCAGGATGGTGCTCATAACGCGGCCCCTTTGTAATGGACGCTTTTAAGCTCACTGACTTCTTTGCAGGTTACGCAGAGGGAAACGCCCGGCAGTGCGCGGCGGCGCTTTTCCGGGATTTCCTCACCGCACGAAAGACAGAAAAACTCACTCGCCCCTGCCGGGCGGTGAGTAGCGTTAGCCAGATTGCGCGCCAGCTCTTCCTGCACGCGCTGCTGTACCAGATCCATTGAGTCAGCCATCAGTGCAGCTCCTGCGCCTGGTTCTCAAAGCGTTCTGCTTCTTTGTCCAGCAGCTCGATGATTTCTGCCGCTGACATTTCCTGCTGACGGGCATGAATTGCCAGTGCGGCCAGGCGGATAGAAACGGATAGCGCATCATCAGAACGCTGCTCAGTTTTGGCCTTGCTCAGCAGGGCATTAAGCGCGTCGTCATCAGCCTTAAAATTACGGGTCTGGATATTTCGCATTTCTCTTTCTCCTGAATTCGGGCAAAAAAATGCCCGGCGGGTTTACACCATTTGATTTCGTTGGGTTAATTAATTAGGTAACGTCAGATTCTTTGGAAATAAACTCACGACTGCTTTTAAGTGATTCATTGCGCTAATCAGCGCCGTTTTTTCGTCACTCGTCAGTTCACTGAAATCAACGCTGTGACGTTCTTTGCTGATATTAGCCAGGAAGAAAATTGCGCTCAGTGCGCGGCTATTCTGTTCAGCCTGATGATCACGCTTATTACGCATATCTGCGATAAAGCGTTTGAGTTCGTGGCTGCAATCGCCGTACATCATGGTACGAAGCGCAGAGATATGATTTAGCGCACTTGCGCGCTGCCCCGCGTTCATCTGAACAGTGATACTCTCAGCTTTGTAACCCATGATTCTTTCCTCTTACCGGTTAATCCTGCCAGCAGTTCGGCCTGTGAAATTGCCGGATGCCAGCGCTTAACTGTTTTAGTCTCTATCCACCCATGCCCTGAAGCTGCTAACTGCTGTGGTGGTGACTGATTTTTTAAAAGCCTCACAAATACCGGCATAATTCATTCTTTCCCTTTTTAACTTCCCTTACGTTTTCACCCCGAAAGCGCTCACCATTTACCAGGGTAAAAAATCCACTGCCATCGCCAGATATTGACGGGTAATAGAGTGCGACATCTTCCGCATCCACTGACATATCGTTTCCGCGATAGCGAAAGTAATAAGTAAATCCTTCGCCCAAAGTCTTAGCTCATGCCAATTGACGAACCGAGCGCACCAGCAATGTCTACAGTTGATGCGATGGTGGGGTTTGAATGAATACGCGCCTGTACAGCCAGAGCCGCCAGCATCATGCAACGAATACCGGTGTTAGCTGCCTCAACAATTCCGCGACGGCATGAGGTGGTAATGCTGGCGTGATTAGCAGCACTGGCAGCAAGCGTCCCGACTTGGGCGGAAGCATTGAGCACGTAAGTCGGAAATTTTTCAGCGGCATGTTCATTGACAGGAACACATGGCAGACAGTGCAGCTGCGCCAGCATCCCATCCATTAGCGTTGCGTCTTCGGTCAGATCAGTAAGCAGCAGCACTTCTGGAACGGTCAGCTGATGCACCTGATCAGGATTCAGCTTGTTACGAAGAGTCTGCACTTTCATGCCAGCTTGCTGGGCCAGCTTCACCATATTGTGGGACAGAGCAAACTTGCGGCAGGCGTCGTCATAGTGGCTATGGGTGGAAGTTTTAAAATCAAACATGGTCATTCCTTTGCTCAACTTAAATAATTAAGTTGTTACGCAGCGACGTAGCGGCAATTAACACCTTGAGCGAGCAAACGCGCGCGGAAGGCAACCATGTTGATGCGTGCGGCACCACCAACTTTTTTACGTGGCATAACAAGCAGATCACCGTCTTCAACCATCTGCTTCACAGTGCGAAGGCTG